GGCTATAATTGGCCCTAAGATGGCTAAATTGTGGGCTAAGATCCTCGTTGAGAGGTATTACCTCACACCTAAGGCTCCGGAAGGAGTTTTAGGCCCCCCGGCTGATACACCTTTAGTGTATGGGTCAGGGCAACCTATGGGTGCTCTGACTAGTTGGGCAGCCTTTAGCCTATGCCATCATTGCCTAGTCCAATACGCGGCATACCGCGCGTTAGGTTTCATCGGGTTCTTTAAAGACTATGCGCTCCTTGGTGACGATATTGTAATCGCCAACTACAAGGTAGCCCAAGAGTACTTGGTTCTCCTCCGAGAAATCGGCGTTGAATATGGACTGGCGAAATCTTTAATTTCGTCTACCGGCGGCTTTGAGTTCGCAAAACGAACTTTTGCCAAAGGGAAAGACGTTTCTGGTATCTCTCTATTGGCAGTAGGTGTCGCGAAAGCGGACCATGCTGTCTTAGAACAGATACTGACTCGTTTTGGAGTCACCGGGTCGTTGATGGAGACATTACGACGCGCCTCCAAGGTTCTAGGCTACGGCCATCGATCGATAGCACGGCTACCAGCCGTGTTAAAGACGAGGTCACGTCTCCAGGGTCTTGCGATCCTTCTTTCCCGTCCTGGTTCACCATGGGGCCTTTCAGTGATGAATTGGCTCCTACAGTGGAATACTGGGATGGCTAGGGAGGTACCGCAGGAGGTTCTCTTAGCAATAGGGGAACGCCTCTTTAGCTCTTTAAGAGACAAGGCGAGCAACGCAATTGCAAGGGCCAGGGAGAGACTGGAAACAGTTATCTATCCTGACTCTGCGTACGGTGGTAACATCGATACGTGGTTTGACGAGGAGAACATTCAGGCGGAAGCCTGGAATATCTACGTAGTCTTACCGTTAGTTGCGGAACTCAAGGTGGATCTTAAATCTTTAGGGGAGCGACTTCAATCTTTAGAAGCGCCGTCTTTAGACGATCTCAATGAGATCTGGGACCGTGTTGAGGAAATACGGGATGCAATCGCCGCATTACCGAGTCCGAACTTCTTTGAACGAATTCGTCTTGAATTCGGAGGAGCGAAAAGGTCAGCCTTAATCAAGGTTTTCCGATCGGCACAGTCCTGGCTACGAACCGAATTAGCTCGTAAGGTTTCTGAGCGATGTCTACCTATCATCGGGATGGCAATGGCAGGACCCGAAGGGCCACAAGAGCTCCAAATTCATGAGGAGTCTCTTGTAGGATATACACCTAAGGAACCGGACGGAGCACAAGAGTCCGAAAACTCTTGGATCCCTGGTCCAGGGGCGCAATTCTCTATGTTGAATGCCAATTGTGATGGTATCTGGACTGAGTTAACTCAAGCCAGTGACGGATCAATTATTCCCTCATTTACCTATCAGGTAAAGGGAGTCATCTTCACGGAAAATGATATCCATTTAGATGGGATTTACCATAGAGAGGACCTTTCATATGTGCTTGCTCTCGACCTTCTTGGACCCGAAGCGAAAGCTAGGGTCGAGAATCGTTTAAGGGACAAGCACTATGACGAGATGTAGTGATACACTCGGAATTAGGTTCTAATATCATAGACGCCAAGGGCAATCTATTAAAAGGAGAGAAATACCTCCTTCCTTTAGGTAAGTTGGGAAACAATTAACTACCTGGCTAAAAGATGAGCCACCAAGGGGACATTCTCTCTTGGAAAAGGGTGATCTCTTTCGAGAGGTCAGACCTATCTTCCTCCCGGGAAAGGGGGAAGGGCGAGCGATCGTCGAACTAAATCAACCAAAGAACCTAGTGGCAACTGCGAAAGCATCCATGTGGATAAAATCCGAGTTCCCTCAGGCCAATGTATTAATTTTGGTTCTAGACTGAATTCAACTGCATTCCAGACTCCCATTGCTAGAAGTCCAGGTTGCTAACCACAATCTGGTTAATGCACTCCATTTGGAAAGGGCCTTACGAGGTCCCAATCCAACAAAGTAAC